ATGAGATTGTTGCCACCGCCATTTGTTTTGAGTAATCTTCCAAGCATCAATGATATCACCAATAAGGTAGAGAGTATCACAGGTATTATGTTTAAGAAAATTATTCAGTTTATCAGCCTGACAATCTCTGGTACCTAGATGAACATCAGAGATAAAGATACTACGATAGGTTTTCATCGTATTTGATGATCCATTGAAGTGCTTCGGTGAGGTCTGAGTAGATGGGAGAAGCGGATTTTTCTTCATTAGTGTACCATTGGTAGAGAGTGGTTTCTCCAATCCGCCACCGATTACTTTCTACATCCCACTTAGCGGTTCTATTGTATGTCTTATTTAGAACCATACAGTTGTTGTTCTAGTTCTTGTATTTTCTCTAGAAGTTTCAGTACCTCACTTATTGGTACCCATTTACCGGATATATCAGTTGTTATCTTCATAGTTGATTAGAGTCCTTTCTTGTATATGCCACCATCTCTCTACGGCTGCTTTGGCGGATTCGGAGTTAACATACATTCCAAGTGAGAAAATTTCTTTGTTGTCTGGATAGATAGTTGTCGTGTGTTTAGTTTTAATCTGGTGTCCAGCAAGGCCAACTTCGCCAATGATTCTACCACTCTCATCATAGTACAGAAAGTGTGCAACGGTCTCTCCATCTTTCCATTTACGAATGTTCATAGATTAAATTTTTCTTTGGCGAATTCGTTTAGTTCTGAATAGTGGCCTTTGCGGCAATCAAATTGCCGGCAGGCTTTGGGTCGTATATCGTATATTGAACAACGGCCATCGATAAACATACCGCAACCACCACCAGGTTTTCTGTATAGAGTGACCACGATATTTGAGTTAGGATTCTCTTTCCGTTGTTGTTCTGTCGGATTGGTTAAGCTGAGCGGATAGAGGCCAGAGGTAATTTCTTCGGATGAAAGCATTGGTGCCAGTAGTTCACAGCAACGGGTACAAGTACCACAAGGAACATCCGATATCGGTTCGTTTGAGGTAACCGATGTAATAACCACTGGTAGATTGTTGTAATTGTTTCGCATTAGATATATTTCTCTGGTCGGTCAAAGACAATGGTGATACCACAGACGGTGAGTAATCGGAATCCTTTAGGAGTGGTTTCGTTGTAATACCAGAAGTGTGGTGTGAACCAAAGCGTTGGATCGGTCCAGTATTGGAATATGTGAAGAATCCTCATTTGCTGTCCCTATCTCTAATGATTAAATTAACTCGTTCTTTACCATTTTGGTCTATGCAGATCCAGATATGGCTCAGCGGCTTCTGAGGACGACAGGTGAGAACTATATTGGAATCTTTTGGTATCTCGGAAGCGCCTTGTCCGGATGCGGCGGAAACGCAGAGGAATATGAGAGGTACTAGGAGTAGTTTTGCCATCGGAGATAATAATATAAAGTTTTGGTGTTGCGTTTCGCCGGTACGTTTTGTTATTTGGTGAGATTATTCCAAAAGTCGATATACGTTTCGATTAGAGTAGTCCAAAGTTTAATGATGGCTTTGATTGGATGTTCTATGATGGTGGCCATAGCGATAAGAGTGGCTGGTACAGCGACCAGTGCGGTGATAATAATACCAAGTATGCCTAAAAGTGTAATCATGTTTTTATAAAGTCAATAATGCCTTGTGCTGTGTTAAAGTGGCGGGTTTTGTAGGAACGGTATTCTTCTAGTTCTTTTTCAAGTTCAAGTATCCGTTTGCGGAGTAATGAATTCTGTTCTTCTGTATTGGGTAAATTCAATTTTAATTGTGGGTCAGGTATGACGCCTTCGTAACCAGGATGATACGGTGCTTCTTGTACATAATCTTTTGGAGGCACAGCATGAATTCTTTCCAAGTATTTTTGATATTCTGGAGAATTGACATAATTTTTTAAATCCAATGTGATTGCACCCGGTAACTGATCAGTTTTAAAAGTGTTCATGCCTATCTCCTATTGTGATGTTGAACCCATTTCTTTTCGTATCTCATTAATACGAGATTGTAATACAGAAGCGGCCGTATTGAAATGTCCTGTGCCTTCATGATGTGGTTTGTAATAATGTCGCAACAGAGTTTCTTTTTCTGTTTCAAGCACAGCCAAATATTCTTCGTTTGTAATATTAAAGTTTTTCATAGTTTCCATACCCATTGATATCCTGTATATATTCTTTCTTTACCGATCAAATCCATAAACTCTTTAACATAACCACCTTTACCAACTGTGTCAAAGTTATCATCAACACAAATCATAGTGCCTTCTCGTAGGCACGGCATAATAGCAGTCAGTTCAAAAATATGGTGCAATGATGATGGATGTGGATTGGCCATGTCAAAGTCAAATGAATCCAAATAGAGCAAGTCAATCTTTCGATTCTGTGATACCCATACTTTAGATTGTTGGTGTAGGAATTTTACCGAATCTGAACAGGTGAGATTGGCCTTCTTGGCCGTAGCAGCTGCAAACCGAATATTATCAGAATTAATATCGACCGAATAAAATTCACCACCATGATAGTCAATGAAAGTATCAAAGATGGTGGTAGACATACCATCACCTTCAAAATTGTTTTCTTGCCTTGCACAACCAGTTTCTACAATCAAAGGTTCATGAATTGACATCACATGATTGAGCATCATACCAAATGATGGTGCTCGCTTGGTCGTTTTATTGACCAATTCCACAATATGTTTCAGTTGTTCTTCGGTCATAACATATGAGTGTGAATGGTGTATGCAACCACAATGATTGCTATAATAATTACTATGACTGAGAGCGTTGTTTCCATAATTCCTCGCAAATTGATTTCTTGTCAGCTAACGATAAACAATCTTCCATAAATTCTTTTTGTTCCTTACTTATCTGCGCCACTACAGGTTTCACAGGTTCAGGTTTCACTTCTACCTTTGGTGTTGGTGTTTCATCAATCACAACCACAGGCGGTGCCGTTTTGGCAATCACATTCAATGGTTCTGGTGTGCCTTCTGACCGGGAGAATACAAAAATGATTATGAGAGCAAAGAAGCCTGCCAATAAAAATTTCCAATACATCACGCAGATAATACCAATACCAATGGCAATGATTGTAAAGATGATAATGGTTTCTAATCGACCTTGTGTGATGCCTAAGGTCGATAGAATCGTATTATAGTCCATGATTATTTAGCACGCTTAGGATCACAATGAACATTGATAGGCACCAATACTTTACCATGAGGAGTAACTTGTGTAACATACTCAACATAAGGCTTCATACCAGCATCTTCACATTCACCGACACCACGAATCACATCACGGCGTTCCATCTTCTCTACCTTTTCAGCACCAGCCACCGTAGGTGTTGATGCACAAGCCGGTAGTAATAACAACGGCAATAATATAATAAAATACTTCTTCACTTTAAATCTCCATTAATAAACATAATAAAAATATTATACTATAAGTTAATATGATTAGCAACCAGTCCATCTAATTGTACCATATTCTTTTCGTATAACATTGCCACGAGGAAAGTTTTTAGCTGGTGCTTTCCAACTTGCCGCTTTCCAAATATCGCCAGTATTCAAATCAATGAATGAATGGCAACTTCTTTGTTTCAAGGATGACCCTTGGTCATACCAATGAAAAATTCTTACATACTTATTGCCAGCATCAAAGCCGGTAGTAAAACCTAAATCGCTTTTGAATTGGCATTTACCTTGATAAGAATCATAATTACTTTCAATATATCTTTGGTATTCTTCAATATGTGGAAGAAGCTTTAAAAGTTTTTCACCAGATTTAGTCATAATATATCCCATAATAAAAAGCTAGTTTTTCTTTAAGGCCTATAACTAGCAAAAATAGGCCGCAACAGTTTTGTGAGATTTATGGTCCTCACCGGACGGCACCGACCTTGACCACTTAATACCAATTATAACACAACCACCTATATTGTCAAATGGTTGTTGTTTTGAAACAACTATTTACCACCTAGTGATTGTATCATTTCGGTAAGTAATTTTCTAGCCATGGAATCTGGTGTAGTCCAACACCGAATTCTTTTTAAATTGGCAACCAAATCATTCTGTGTCATAGATACTAGACCAAATCTTCAACTTTTCTTTTTTGTAATGTCTAGCTGCATTAATTGCAGTATCAGACAATACACATTGTTCTGTCAAAATATCAATCATCGCCAATACTTGGCCAACTTCCATTTGTAATTGTTCTAGTGTTGTGCCGGATTCTGGCACAGGCCATCTAGATTCTGTACCAAAACGAAATACTTTGGATGCAGCTTGAATTACTTCAGCACATTCTTCTTGTAAAATTAATAGTGCTTCTTTTTGCTTCTCATTCATCATTATCTTCTTCAACAAATTTAATCACAGGCATATATTCTTCCACTTTTTTAAGTGCTGCTAATTTCGTAGGAGCAATTACTTTGCAAGTATATAAACCGTCTTTCATATTAATGGTAAACGGAACAACTCCATTTATAAACCATTCTTCTTGTACATAACACTTGATGTGCCATTCTCTAGCATCAAGGCATCGTTTAATCATTTCATCAGCAATCTTTTTAGGATCAAAATCATCAGCTTCAATTATTTCAGGCATTTTCGTTCAGTAATTGTTGGTTACGACCTTCGTTTAAAAATACTTCAACCATATGTTTAGCATCAACCAATGTTTCCATCACATTCATTTTTCTAAACAATCGGTCACCAATGTAAAGCTCAACAACATAACAATGGTCATTATGAAAAATGTTGGCTTTTCTATCAACGGCATATCCTGTGTGTAATAGTTTCATTTATCTTCTCCAAAAGCGTATTTTTTGGCAGCTTCTTCTGCTTCTTCTTCGGTGTTATAAAACTCGGTTTTAAATAAATCAGACTCTTTAAAAAAGTCCACAACATATGGTGCCATGATACACGATGCCACAAATAATATATCAGCGTGGCGGTGACCATGAGCACCAAAAAAAGATACTAACTGTTCTATCATGATATCATTCCTATGAATCGGTTAAGCACAACACGGTTTGCAACACGACCACCAGCATACTTACTAAATGCGGATACTAGACCACGAGTGGTGGCATTTTCTTTTACTTCAAATGTATTATCTTCCTCAGTATTCAACGCTTCAGAACGGAGAACATAATACTCATCAAAGCCAGCCGTAGTAACAACTGCAAATTTAGTTTTACGGAATGAAGCCTTGATAGTTTCGTAATTGGCTGTGCGTGGATAAAAGTCATAAATCTTACGACCAAACTCACGACCAGAAATTACATAAAAACCTAACACATTACAATTGGTACGAGCTTTTAATAATTTAACATACGCACCGGTATGACCAGCACAATTATATATGTTATCAACAATTTCTTGGTGCTTAGTCAATGGGTCACGAATAATCAAACCGAAATCTTTAATACCATAGTCTTTACCAATTCTGTGCAATCTACCTTCTTCGTTTTGGTCATAAGTTTGACGGAGTGTATGTCCTTCACCATCAGTTAAAAACACAGCATTGACAATTTGTAATTTATATTGTTTCTGAAAGGCAGGAATAATTTCCATGGCGGCAATAATTGCTTCATTCAATGGTGTACCACCCATAGCCATAAAGGTAGGTGTATATCTTTGATTGTTAGCCATGAATGTTAAAATCTTGGCCGCTTTGGTAAATTCACCAGCCGACATTTTACTTGATAACAGATTCATCAGGTAAAAAGGATTACTTGCAATATCACCTTTTTTTGGTGTAATTTCATATTGATGTGCATCATATGATTCAGGTGAAGCAAAAGCATATACATCATATGGAATGTTTACTTTTTTACAGAACATTACCAAACTGATTAATTGTTTAACGGTGTTTGCAATATGGTCGTGCATTGAACCAGACCAGTCTAAGAACATAACAAGACCATGTGATTTGCCATTCGGCACAACCGAAATCTTTTTGAAGATGTCATCATTGAACTGATAAGAAAAAATCTTCTTCATATCAAGGTCACCAGTTTTGGCCGTAGATGCACGTTTTAACTGGTCGGCATTTTTACGCAATTCAAACTCTTTGACAAGATAAGAAACTACTTTGTTTGTATCACGGCGTAGTTTGGCATATTCACCATTTTCTATTTTTTCAAAATCAAATGCCCAATTGGAATGTTCTTTTTGAATTTTTCCATATAATTCTTTGTATGAAAGAATACCTTTTTTCATATCAAATTTTGGAATGTTACCATACATATAATTGCTTGCATTTTCAGCAAACAACTTTTTCTCATTTTGTTTAAATGCTTCATCGGTGAAAGCACGAACATTATCTTCTTCTATTTCTTTATGGTCAAAGCGGTCATCATTACCGATAATTTCAGTATCTTCATCTTCACCATCATCACACTCATCAGAAGCTCGTTTTGAACCAGATTCGGTTTCTTCGCCTTCTTCGGTTTCATCACCAAAGTCATCGTCCCATTCATTGGCAAAATCTTCACCATTATCACCATCACCATCTTCATATTCCTCGGAATCTGGTGCATTGGCTTTACGCTCTTCTTCTTTTTGTTTCATAAAAGCCAAAACTTTTTGAGCAACTACCAAAACATCATCATAACTTTCAGTAGCTTCAATCTCATTAAGTAGATTTTTTTCTTCGGCATCAAAACGAATACCAAGCATAGCACCGCCTTTGCTGTGCATATTTACTCGGTCAACAAAATTCAATTCATTCAAATCAACACCATTGGTACCAAAGAAATTCTTTTGAGTTAATTCAACATATGCTTTTGTAAAAGATGAACGGAGACCTGGATATTTGTATTTGACTTTCTTTTCAATACGAACATCTTCGATAACATTTGAAATGGATTGTGGAATCTTTAAATCTCTGGCACGGAGAAGGCCAGATTCAGGAGTGTATAATGCGTGGCCAACTTCATGACCAACAAAAAGGTCATAAAGATAACCAGAAATATTCTTATCTAATACAGGAATTGTCAAAACACGATTTTTAACATCAAAGCAAGCAGTAGGAACATTGCGCTGTTCCACTACTAAGTTCTCGGTAGCCATCAATTTGGCTAAAAGTGATTTGGATTCAAGTAATTGCATATAAGCTCCTAACGATTAATATAACAATTATACAGGAATCCTATGTTCCGTCAAGTGTTTTCTTTGGAAGCGTTGTTTTTTAGCAACACATCTGATTACTGATACAATTCCTTCATCTTTTGGTAGTCGGAAAGGTCTTTTTCGTGTTGAGAAAGTATTGCCCACTTGCGAGTTACGATATCTAAGCGTTTCCAAGCAGGAATTTCTTCATCATCTGCACGTGCAGCTTCAAAAAATAGCATATCATTCAGCATTTTTCAGTTCCTTGTCAAAAAAATTGTGTTCAATCGCACTTGCCAACTCATCTGCAAGCTTCGGATCAAATTTTACAAGAAAATGTGCTACATCTTGAGCAGGAATGTGCCTTAGATTGAACATAATCTCATCTATACCTTTATATATTTGTGTTTCTTCCCATTGTTGCAACATATTTTCTCACATTTCATAATATTGATCAATCACAACGATATTTTTGCCTCGTTGTTTGGCTTTTCCAAGTGCTAACATGGATTGTAACTCAATTTCTTTCTCTTGGCAAGTTAAAGAGCTAAAATATTCTTCGTAATCTTGCCAATCTTCATCTGTCCAACCTTTTGGTGTATTCATATCATCTTCTCATACTCGAAATTTCTTTGGCTTCTTTATCCGTGAATACAGGAACGGCATTTGACTTGTGCATTGTAGCCACACCTTTCATTTTTTCACCTGTATATGAATTTTGGGATTTTTTGGTACAAGGTATAAAACCTGTATTGATGGATGCGTATAGGGGAGTTTCCCTGCCAGCTGGAATTCTAGGAATAGGAATAGATTTGGAAATACTCGTGGTATTGGTGTAATTCGTTTTTGGAGATATTGCCAAAATTTGATTTTGCCATTCTTCGTGGCGTAATCTCACCAATTTTGGAACTTTGCGTCTTTTAGACTTAGGAATGTAACCGTGTATAATCATAATGTAATCTCCCACTCGGAAATTACAATGATACTACAGTTTAGAGAAAATGTCAAGAGTAAGTGTTGTTTTTATGACACATCTACCAGATTATATGGATCTAAAGCTTTATTTCAAAATCGGACACCGATACTTATCCGAAAAAAATCAAATATAAATGGAAATAATGATTTTTCTTATATTATGAAATTATAATCGTATTGGCCAATCTTTTTCATCAAACAAATCAATTGAATCTTCGTACTCGTGATTTTTTAACTTCTTTACTTCAGCGTGTTCACCTCTACGCTTTTTACTATGTAAGAAATTCTTCGCATAATCATAATCATCTGAGTAATCTTTATTTTTGCGAAACTTACCTATAAACTTTGTCACTACTATCTCCTATTTCAAGGTTTCAAATGTTATGCCTTTTATTTTTGTTTCTGGCATATTGTGCATATCCATATCTGACACATAGGTTATGTCGGAATGTGGATAACAAATTTTTACAATTTTGAGAAGCTGGCAGACTGTACCATCCGAATCATTAAAAGTGAATACTTCATCAACACATCTTACATTTTGAATAATCTCACGCCGTGTTTGATAATTGTGTGTGAATCCACCACGAGCATACATCATCCACCAATCTGAATGAACTCCAACCACTAACCAGTCACCTTTCCTCTTACATCTTTGTAGAAAGTGTAATTCATTAGATTCTAAAGGATCAAACTCACCGGTAACTACAATGATTCGTTCTTTATCGTGCATTTAGGGTAAAAGTTTTGGAAATGCCTCTTTGACAAAATTATATGTCAATCCTTTCACGCCTTGGTCCTTTTGAAAGATACCCATCACAACTTCAGCTTCACGAGGTTCCAAAGATTCTAGTAATAGAATCAATAGTTCGTTTTGTTTTCTTGGAGAGAGTTTTTCAGCCTCAGGATGTCCTTCCTGAAACAGATAGATTCTACGAATTTCTGTAGATAATTGAGCAACAGAAATTCCTGGTTTTGTATCAGGAATTTTGTAGTTTTCTGGCATTTCTTTTATTTTCCATTTATGACCTGGATGAAAAGTAAATTCTAAGACTTCTACCAATGTTTTTGATAGATTTTTTTCAATTACTGCCATTCTTTCTTTTTTGTTTGTTGCAGCTTCAAATTCGTCAAACACTTCATAGATATTTTTCATTAAAATTCCTCAATAACATCCATTAAATTTTTCAGTTTGTTTTCAATAAAATAATTTAATAGTTTTTGGCGAGATGCCGGTTTTGTTTCGTCATAGGTATTTATGATTTTTTCTTTTATCTCTTTTGGAATAAAAGTTAAGTCAATCAATGTGGCATTTCTGGCATAGTTGGCTTTATCAGTTTCATTGTAGTTGGCCACATCCTCTTTCAGATACTTATCCAATACTCCCTTAGTGATTGGTTTCTGTCTAAGGTCACGGACAAAACAATCGGATGGTGAGAACATATTTGGAATGCCATCACCTTTATCACCACGAATAATCTTCTCTTTTAATTCTTCAATCGGTTTCTCAGACTTAACAAACTTCTTCTGTGCTGGATTGTATTGTTTTACATTACTGCCATAATTTTGTAATTGTAAAAAGTCCCCATCACTTGATAGAATCAAAATCTTCTGATGTGGTGCATAAATTGGTACAAGTGTGCCAATAATATCATCGGCTTCAGCACCTTCTACATCAATTACTTTATATGGAAAGTTTTCCCGCAGTTCAGATTTAAATTTGGCCAACATATCAAAAATTAAATGCCAGTCTAAATCGGATTTTTCTCTGGTCTTTTTACGACCAGCTTTGTAGAATGGAAAATATTCTTTACGCCAATATTTACGGTTATCACAACACAATACTACATCACCATAATCTTTTCGAAAGTTGCGGATGTGCATACGGAGAATATTTAGAATCATGTGTCGTACCAGACTTTCATCTAGTTTAACACCTTTTTGGTTTGAAATCTGAGCCATAAGGCCAGATAGTAATACTTGATTTAAGTCAACGAGAATCATAACAAACTTTCACAGTTTCAAAATTATATTATATCACTTTTTCTTTACCATGTCAAGCAGTTTGTTTAACAGTTTATGTGATGTGGTAGTCTTTCTGGCAATTATACCATAAAAACCACCTGGTATTAATCCTGAAACATATTCTAATGGGCAAGCAAGGATGGCTTCAAAGTCATCAAACTCGTCATATTCTTCAGGGTTTTCTTTACTCTCACGGAATAATACAATATGATATAAATCACCAAGAGAAGTACCACCAACTTTTTCTCCCGGATTTGCATATTCAGAACTCATAATATCGACTTGGCCTTCTTCATCTCCTGATAGAAATGTAAAGAAGTCAAGATTTTTTTGTTTGAGTGGTTGTAGGTAATCCAGCATCTTTTTCCTTAATGTGAGCTTTTCTAACTCTTACCATTATCCATGTGTTATAATATTCATCACTCTCTAATACACCTTTGGTAAATTGTTCTTTTGCTTCCAAGTAAGAACACATTCCTTTAGAGTGGCATAAATGAATTATTTCACGGACAAAGTTATCGTGTCCGTATTGTAACACATCTTGCTTCAAGATGTCACTACTTCCATAGTAAGTTTGCCAATCTGAACTGGATTTATACTTTTTCTTTTTACCTTTGACTTGTTTGGTTTTGGCAGAGTAAAATAATTTCTTGCCTATGTATTTTCTACCATTCGTCAGATTAGTTATCTGATACACGAACCCGTAATTATTACCAATCAAGTTTTCCGTAAAATCTTTACCATCATATTGCCAGTTTAGTCCCATTCCTTAGTATCCAAATCATCGTCATCATCCTCTATATAGTCCTCGGATAATTCTTCGATTTGTTCACCACAGAATGGGCAATGTTCTGGTAAATCTTGTGAGACCATTTCTTCCATAAATGATACAGTATAAGTTGATTCACAACTTAGGCATTCACCTGATAATGATTTGTCTGTCATTTAAATTCCTTAATGAGCCCACACATCACCCCAATTTCCTGATAAAGCTCCTTTTGCATAATCAGTAGCACGATTTTCAAAGAAATTAGTATGTGTTGGTGCGTTAATCATTTCTTCTACCCATGGTAGAGGATTCTTTTTCACTTTAAACACACCTTTAAGTCCCAAAGAAATTAGGCGGCGGTCTGCAATATAACGAATATACTTCTTAACATCTTCTGAAGATAAACCTTCCATTTCATTTACACCAAATGCAAGGTCAATAAACTTATCTTCTAGT